ATAAAGTGCCTTTAGTTTGGAATCATGATTGGAGTAAAGTCATTGGTAGAGGAATTATTGAAACAGATAATCAAAAAGCTGTTTTTAAAGGTTATTTTTTAAATACAGAAGCAGGAAAAGAAGCCTATGAAACTGTAAAGGCTATGCAAGATATGCAACAATTTTCTTATGGCTTTCAAGTAATGAAATCAAGTAAAGGAAAACACATAGATTCTAAAGGAGAGGAAGTTCCTGTAAGAGTCTTAGAGGATGTCAAAGTGTGGGAAGTTTCTCCTGTACTTGTAGGAGCACAACAGAATAGCTTTGTTCAAGCTCTTAAATCAGGTTTAGAGCCTTATGATCCTGATGAGGAAGTAGATGAAATAGATACAGAGTTTGAGGAAGTAAAAGAGGATGAATCTAAGTATGGTAAATGTACTTATGAAAAAGATGGCAAATGTGCCAAAGAAAAAGATTTAAAGATTTCAAGTGAAACTGATGCAAGTATCAGTAAATCATCCCAACAGGGCATGAGGCTTGGAGAACATGCTGTAGCTTCTCTTGAGGAGTTAAAGGCATTCACAGAGAGAATAGAGGATCTTGCATCCTTAAGAAACTCTGAAAAGAAAACATTAAGCTCAAAATCTACAGAGATGGTAAGCACATACTTGGCAGGACTAAATGCAATTTATATTAAGTTGGATGATGTCATAGCAGAGTATGGATATGATCCTGTTAAAGATAATGAGCTGTTTATTGAAGTTCAAAAGAACTTAATGAACAATAATTAAATAGGAGAAAAATAGTGAGTACACTTAAACAAATGAGAGCTGAAAAGGCTCAAAAGAGTGAGGACTTAGCTAAGATATTTGATTCTGTTCAAGATTTATCAGAACTATCATCAGATCAAAAAGAGGAAATTAAAAAAAGAAATGATGAATTAGCTGAACTTGGAGATAAAATCACTGAGTTACAAGATCTTGAGGAAAAGAAATCTAATCTCAAAGAGGAAATGGATAACTCTAAAAAAGTTTCTGGAATGCCTGTTTATGGAGAGCCAGAAGTTGAAGAGCCAAAAACTCTTGGGCAACAATTCTTAGATTCAAATGCTTATAAGTCTTTTGTGGATCATGGTATTAAAAATGTTCCTTTTGAAGCTAAAACAACAGTTACAACTTCAGTATGGACAAGAGATACCATCTATCAGCAAGTTATTCCTGCTATAGAGCCAGATCCAAATCCTGTATTAGATTTGATTGATTCAATTAATACAGATCAGACAACATACTATTTCTTGCAAGAAACAGCAACAAATAATGCTGCTGAAACTGCAGAAGCTACTGCAGCTCCAGAGGATGCTTTCAGCTATGCAGCTGTAACTGCACCTGTTAGAAAATTTATAACAACTTTACCTATTACTAGTGAATTGTTAGAGGATCAAGCAGGAGCAAGAGCATACTTTGATGGCAGATTAGCTAATCATGTCTTGCAAAGATTAGAACTTCAAGTAATTGGAGGAGATGGTGTTGCACCAAATATCAAAGGTATATTAAACCAATCAGGTATTAATGCAATTACTTATTCAGCAGGAGCTTATCCTGACACTGTTGGTGGTAAATTAAGAACAATCCTAGAGGGTATCAAAGATGTAGAAGTCAATGGTAAATTAGCACCAGATGCTATTGTCATGTCTCCTGCAGCTTATGAAGCAATAGCAGGACAAGTTGATGGAAACAACAACTTTATGCTAGGTGCTTCTGCTTTCTCAGGAAGCCCAACTATTTGGGGATTACCTGTTGTAAAATCATCTCAAATTGGTGGAGCTGTTAGCTCCTCAGTTGATGTTGTATTAGGTAAATTTGGTGGTGGACTTGCAGTAAACCATGTATTCAGGAGAGGAATGGAATTACAAATTTCTGACTCTGCTGCTGATGGAGACTTTGGTAAGGACATCCTTACTGTTAAGGCTTCATTAAGATATGCTTTAGCTGTATATAAACCACAAGCATTTACTTCAATAGCAGATATTGAATAAATAGATTATGTCTAAGCAGAGCCACACTTTTGTTATGTCAACACAGGTTGTTGGCTCTGCTTGGGATATGGAGAAAAATATGAAATTAGTAGAAAAACCAGAGCAAAAAGTCTGGAAAGACAAAGAATCTGGAAAATTGAAACAAAGTAAAGAAAATCCTTTTGAAAAAGGTACACTTGTTGCAGGTTTGGGAGATCCTATTCCTGAGGGTGTTAATAAAAAAGCAGCTAAGAAAGCTGAAACAAAAGCTGTAAAGCCATCAGAGAATAAGTAATAAATAATGCCTGTTGCAATTCATACTTATGTTAGTGTTGATGAACTTAAAGGATGGTTAGGGTTATCAGGTACTGCACAAGATACCAACTTGACCTATGCTTTACAAGCAGCAACAAACTTAATAGATGAATTTTGTGGCAGAGTATTTTATGTTGAAAAAGATTCTGGAACAGATGTCTTACAAGAAAGATATTATGATTGTGAGTTTCAGGATTTTATAGAAGTAGATGATATCTCAACTACAACAGGCTTAATAGTTCAAACACTTAATGCTGATGGATCAGTAAATCAAACATTAGTAAGAGATACAGATTATTATTTAGCACCATACAATGCAGATAAAATGCAGCCTAGAATGCCTTTTGATAAGATTTATATGGCTATTGAGAATGGAGGCAAAATATTACCAACAGAACACAGGAGAGGTCTTAAAGTAACAGCATATTTTGGCTTTCCAATACAAAGTGGAAATAATCATCAACCTCCTGCTGTTACTCAGGCTTGTCTAATTCAATCTGCTAGATTTTGGCAAAGAAAGAATAGCCCAATGGGTTTTAGTGGTAATCCAGAAACAGGACAAGCTCCTGTTATATTTTTATCAGAGTTAGATCCTGATGTAAAAACAATGCTAAAACACTATAAAAAATCTACTACTACTTTTGCTTCAGGCAGACCATACACAGGACTTACTGCTATAAATACCAACAGGCAATATGGTGTATGAAATTAACACTAAATGGAGCTTTAGACTTATCTAGGTCTATAAATTCACAAACAATCTGGAATAAAAGAAGTAATGATTACTTCAATGAATTAGCAAAAGAATTAAAACAAGATTCCTTAAATGCTTTAGAAAATAATCCATCTCCTAGATCACAAGCAGGGAGAGGCAATAAGAATACAGGTGCAACTAGGAGAAGTGTATTTACTGCTAAATTAGGTAATACAAACAGGCTTAGAATGTCTGAGGGCTTTAAACTAGCTACTGATAGACAATATGCACCATTTATACATGGTAAGCCAATATTTAGAGGATTTAGCCCAATTAGGAGAACTAAACCATTCTTTCCACCATACAAAGAGGGTAGTAGTCTTGCTAAGTGGGCTAAAAGAGGACAACCAAAACTAAATCCTTTTTTAGTTGCTAGAGCAATATCTAAAAGAGGTTTAAAGATGAAGCCATTTATTGGTGGTGTTGTTTATGAGAAACAGAAAGAGATTAAGGACAGAGGGCAAGAGATGTTAGAATTGATTGCAAGAGATATAGCTAGGAGTGTTAGATAATGGCTTTACTTACATCAATAAGAGATGGATTAAAAACTAATTTAGAAACTATTTCAGGTTTAACTGCTTATGAGTATGTGCCAGATTTCATAGATCCACCTATAGCTTTAGTAGCACCACTAAATACTTTAAATTATGATTCAACAATGGCAAGAGGTGCTGATACCTATGAGATACCTGTTATAGTGTATATATCAAGAATTGATGCACAAACTGCTCAAGATGAGGTAGATGGTTATTTAGCTAGTACAGGAGCAACTTCTGTGAAAGCTGCAATAGAAAGTGATCCTACTTTGGGAGGTGCAGCAATGTCTGTTAGAGTTATAAGTGCAACTGATTATGGAGAGTATGAAGTAACACAGGGAACTAGCTTTCTTGGTGTAACATTCAATGTAGAGGTAATAGCATAATGAAAATAAAAATTTTAATAGGAAGTGATTTTTCACTAGATAAAAAAGATAAAAGAGTTGAAGCAGGAGAAGTTTTAGACTTGCCTGAAAAGATAGCTAAATCATTAATCAAGAATAATGCAGCAGTTAAGTTTGATAGTAAAATGATGAAAGAGGAGGAGGAATAGTAAATGCCTACTTTTAATCATGGTAAAAATGCTGTTGTGTTATTAGATAACACTAATCTTTCAACAACTTTAACAGATGCAGCTTTATCAT